GGAACAACTGGCTTACGCCTCCTAAACACACCATTTAGAAGTCACTCGCACGGTTTTGCAACCGATCTATAACTGCATGTTGGATAGTTCCGTATAGATCAGTCTGGCACTCGAATATATATTCAAGATCTTGTACCTCTTCGGTGCCCACCCCGTAATGCTCCGCTAACCATACCAAGACGGGTGCACGGTCTTCGCTACCGGCACTTAAACGTTCAGCGACAGCATACCCGAGGCCCTGCAAGTTTTCCTTCTTTAGGTATTCAAGGAACTGGCCGTAGTTCTCCAAATCGTCGGCAACACTTCGTTTCACTCCAGACAGCCGACATAGCATGCGCCCATAGCTCTCAAATATGGGGAGTCCTCTGGCCCATGATAACGTGCATAGGCCATTTGCGTACGCCAACAAACGAAGAGTGCGGTCAATCTTAACCTTGGACCAAGTATGTGAAATGTGGGTGGACCATGGGGTTAACTGAAAGACTCTCTTCGGTATACGTACCATCCTGTACGCGCGGACTCCATCTCGAAGGACAGGAACAAAATAGGCACTCACAAAGTCGAGCTCCTCAAGGGCTCCAAACTTAATGAATTTGCAAATCTGACCCATACCGCGTGTTTGCTCTTCCTTGCCTTTGCAAAACCACGCATCAACTGCCTGCTCCAGTTTGGTACGGTCTTTCTGTTCCAAGCACACAATGATATCATCTCCTTTAGCCAATGGTTTGGCTTTAATGCACGCGATTTCAAGGACGCGCAACCAATAGGTCACTTGAAGTAAAGTATTCGCCCAAGTCGTCCAGCCATCACCTGACGCTCGCGTTCCTTCCGTCTTATACTTGTAGTCTCTGTTATAAACATTGACAACCAAGTCATTGGACATCCAAAACGCTAAAACGACTAGCTCTGCTGGAACATCATCGTGCAACGTGATATCACCATCTCTGAGCAAACGCGCAACTTGCTTACAAAAACACACCAAAATGGCCCTGTGCTGTGTCATGTCAAACCCACTACCATCAGCCGCGGCCCATAAGGGCTGCGTGTAGGCGCTTTCAACATGCGTCACATATGCCGCAAGCTCATCCCAGTTCTTGTTTCCACAATACTCCGGGATCACTTGCTGCGTGACTTTTTCCAACGCATTGACAAACGGATTTGCGATGTACTTCTTCACCTCGTCTGGTCCACAGATCTGGCGTTCCTTTACATCACATTCATCTTTGTCCTCATGGTTGGAAAACTGCTTTTCCACTTTTGGGAATGCTGCGTACTCCTGGTGCTCCTTCAAATATTCATAATTGTTCTCGCGAAATGTTGTAGCTGATTTCATGATTTTCGCGCGATAAACTAGGGGGTATTTGGACAACCATTCCTCCGTGTTGATCGTTAGAGGAGCTTCCTTTGTCGCAGCTATTAAGTCATCAAAGACTTTGACCAAGTGTGTCTCCCACCTCGGAAGCTCACACGGGTCAAAAGTCACTTTACAACTACAAGCGCGTAAGGAGGCTGCAACATTAGTCAAACAACATGAATGCTTTATTGTGGGTGGTGCAACGTGTTCATGTCCTATAACAAGCGGGGAACTCTGAAAAGCTAGAGGTCGAGTTCGCGCATCACACTCGTTAAAGGTCAAAAAGTCAGCAACTTTTGCAAAATTCATAGGATTCATCCAAGGGTGTTTCGCGAAGAATCGCGATTTTGAATTGAGCACATCACGCGATAAACGTGACAAGTCGGTGACACACGTACCAGCCAATGTGCGCCATGGACTGGCGCCGATGACTAATCGTACTCTCTCGATCACCTGCCTCATCGCAAAGCAGAAAACAAACATGTCAATTAAAAAGATGAGTGGTGTTAACATGTCTATTTCTTTGGAGCGATCCATACCCAAATTAGGGTAGGCTTTCTCCGCGATGATCATCCACAACGGTTTGCCAACGCCAGCTGCGTCTAACATACCATTGGTAGATAGGACAATACTCAAAAACCGTAGTAATATGAGC